AATGAGCGACAAAAAACAAAGATTGTCGAGTCTATTTCAAATGCCGATTCTGTTGAAGAGGCGAAGGTAATTTATGATACCCTTCAAAGCGCAGTGGGAGACAGAGCAAAGTCTTCTCCACAATCACTTCGCGAAGCAGTTGAAAGACCATCGTCAACCCTCCCTCGTCGTAGGGAGTCAACCGCTCGCACTCCTCACTTTGATAGGATGAGAGCATTAGCAGGCATAAAAGGAGAAAAATAAATAATGTCCGTTTTAGATAAACTAACAGAGGGTATTGTTAATCGTGATCTTTCACAAGAGGGTGCTGCTCTTCTCGGTAAATGGGAAAAGACAGGACTTCTTGAGGGTCTCAATAATGACCGTACTCGTAATAGCATGGCTCGCCTTCTGGAGAACCAAGCTAGGGAACTTCTTCGTGAAAGTTCCTCAATGGCAGCAGGCGATGTCGAAGGCTTCGCAGCAGTTGCATTCCCAATTGTCCGTCGTGTATTCGGCGGCTTGATCGCAAACGATCTCGTTTCCGTTCAACCAATGAGTCTCCCAAGTGGGCTCATTTTCTTCCTTGACTTTACCGTTTCCGATGAGACTGGTACACGTCTTGGAAACCTTGCCGGTGATTCACTTTATGGTGGTGGCAAAGTTGCTGCTGAAATCACTGGTGGTGTTAGCCTTGATGGTCTCAATGGAGAGAAATCATTCTATGCATTGAACAATGGCTATTCTTCACCAACTTCATCTGCCAATGTTGAAATCACCGCAGTTACCTCTGGTACTTTTGGTGGCACTGGAGATACAGTTTGGGGTGGTGGTTTTGGCGATAAGCTTCTTCGCTATGATCCAGATTTGACATCTGGCTCATCCACTGTTCTCATTGGTAAGGTTGAAGTTTCAGACCTAACACAATTGAACCTTGACAACTTGGTGGCAATTTCGTCGTCGCACTCTGCTTCGTTGCAACTCCGCCGCCTTACCCAGTATTCTGGTTCTAACGGTGGATTGTATCAAGGTGGAGATGCTAAGAGCCACGTTTATGTGGTCTTTGCCGACAAGCAAGGCACTCGCACACCAGTCCAGCTTTCGTCGTCAATTCTTGATTCCGGTGGAGCTACCAGAGAATTGTTCTTCCCAATTGATGACAACTACTTACCAAGTAATGCAGTTGGCTCGGTTGTTGGCGATTCACTCTTCGGTCTTGAAGCCCAACAAGCAATCCCCGAGATTGACATCAAGGTTGATTCTGTGAGCATCACAGCTATCACCAAGAAGCTCAAGGCTAAGTGGACACCTGAATTAGGTCAAGACCTCAACGCATACCACAACTTGGATGCAGAGGTGGAACTTACTTCAATTCTTTCTGAGCAAATTGCTCTTGAGATTGATCGTGAGATTCTTGAAGACCTTGTTAAGGGTGCTGCCGCAGGTCGTTACTACTGGTCCCGTGCGGCTGGACGATTCGTCAACCGCCTCACTGGTCAGGAGATTGGTGCTACTACAGCAACTCCAGACTTCACTGGTACAGTGTCCGAGTGGTACGAGACTCTCGTTGAGACAATCAACGATGTTTCTGCACAAATCCACCGCAAGACTCTTCGTGGAGGAGCTAACTTCATCGTCGTTGGACCTGAAGTTGCTAACATCCTTGAGTTTACGGCAGGATTCCGTGCTGACGTAACCGCAGACGCAGAACGTGGAACCGTTGGCGCTGTTAGGACAGGAGCACTTTCCAAGAAGTGGGATGTGTATGTTGATCCTTACTTCCCACGAAACGTGATCCTCGTTGGTCGCAAGGGAGGATCCTTCCTTGAGAGTGGCTATGTGTATGCACCTTACGTTCCATTACAGGTCACACCTACTATCTTTGGAACCGAAGACTTCGTGCCCCGCAAGGGTGTCATGACGCGCTACGGCAAGAAGATGGTACGTCCCGACATGTACGGACTCGTTATCTGCCTTGACCTCGTTTAATACGAATAGTCAAACCGTAGTCTAAAAGAATTCCCTCGTCAAGCAATTGGCGGGGGTTTTCTTTATGCCGTCAACTATTTATTGAGAGGAGAACTATAATTAATGGCAATACCCACTTTAAGTCCGGCTAGTGAAGTTAGCGCAATTGTATTACCCCGTACTGGATCAGCTTCAGATGTAACATTACAAACACCAATTGGAGTTTACGATAATACAACAGATTTTCTGTCAGGTGCCGCAGATCAAGTGGCATATACATATCAAAAACTCGGTGGTGATATTTTAGATATTGAGCTAACGACAGGAAGCATTTACGCCGCCTATGAAGAAGCAGTATTAGAATATTCTTATATACTCAACATGCATCAATCCAAAAATATTCTTTCAGATGTTCTTGGAATGACAACTGGTACGTTTGACCATGATGGTGAATTAAAGACTGGTGCTTTGTCGTCAAGTTTAAGCGGAGGATATGTATCTTTAAAATATCCAAAAATTACTTTTTCATTTAATCAAAGATATACTGATGGTGTTTCAACTCAAGCGGGACTTGGCGGAACGACAAGAATTTATTCCGCTTCTTTTGCAGCCGTTGAAGATAATTGATAAAGTATATTATAAAACACCACATGCTATGTGGAGATTCTTTGGATATTATGGAGGATTAAATACAGTTGGAAACCTCGCCAACTATGGTCAATATGCAGATGATTCAACTTTTCAGTTAGTTCCAGTGTGGCAAAATAAGTCTCAAGCGATGGCTTTTGAAGATGCTATTTATACAAGAAACTCACACTACTCATTTGAGTTAGACAATAATATATTAAGACTGTTCCCAATTCCTGTAAACCCAGGAAGTGTCACACCTGAATTTTATCATTTTGATTTTAAAATTGTTGAGGATGCATGGTCAGAGACATCTGGATCTGTTGACGGAATTAATAATATGAACACGATTCCATTTGCAAATATTCCATATGTAAATATTAATTCAATTGGAAAGCAGTGGATTCGTCGTTTTGCTCTCGCACTATCAAAAGAAACACTCGGACAAGTTCGCTCTAAATTTGCGACTGTGCCAATACCGGGGGAATCAGTCACGCTTAATGGACCAGCACTTATTTCAGAGGGCAGAGAGGAACAAGGAAATCTACGTTCTGAGTTAAAAGAAACTCTTGACCAGTTAACATATCAAGCGTTGGCTGAAAAAGATTCTAGTATAAGCGATTCAGTCAATAATTTGAATAAGAATATACCAGCAGGCGTTTTTGTAGGATAAGGGGGATAATAAATGGCAGACGATAAATGGAAGCAGCCCTCTCAGCCGCCGCCCCCACTATTTCTTGGTGAGAAAGAACGCAACCTTGTTAAGCAAGTTAATGATGAGCTTATTGAGCGTGTTATTGGACAACAAATTGTCTATTATCCCATTGACGATTCTATTACACAGTACAACAATCTTTACGGCGAGGCTATAGAGAAGACATTTTTACCACCTGTTCGTGTCTATGCCCTTGTGGACTATCAAAGCACGGAAACGAAAGCAGACACAGTTGCTGGACTAGACAAGCAAAATACGATTACGATTTATTTTCATAAAAGAAGATTGCTTGATGATCAAGATCTTTATGTTCGCGAGGGCGACTTTGTTTTATATGGAGATTACTACTACGAGATTGTTAGCACTCAGTGGGCAAGACAATTGTTTGGTCAGATAGAACATACGTTTGAGATTGTAGCCACAGCATACTATTCAAGAGAGGGACTATTTGATGCCACTTAATGACAATCCGAGAAAACAAGACCTTGCTCCTTTAAAAGAGTTGGAAATCCAGCCCTCAACAATTGAAACGATTGACCGAGCACTCTTTGATTATATTGATGATGAGCTTGATATATTTTGTTCTACAAATAAAGGTTTTAAAAAAGTACCTTTTATTTGGGCAGGAGCAGAGCGGGCTTTTCAAATTAAACACAATCGCGAGTTACGAGATGTTAATGGTTGGTTAATTTACCCAATCATGAGTCTTGAACGTACAGGTATAACAAAAGACCTCGCGAAACGTGGGGCTTATTACGCAGCAGTGCAAAATGTAGGCGATCTTAAAGGCGGGTCCATGACTGTTGCCAGAACCATTAAGCAAGATAAAACAGCAAATTTTGCTAATGCTGATTCAAAACGTTTAATTTTAAATGCAGTTGGAACAGGTCAGAACAACTTTCCAAGAGAAAATAAAAAAGTTGTATATGAAACAATCACTGTGCCTATCCCCGTTTATTTAGAGGTTACTTACACTTTAACAGTAATGTCGGAATACCAACAACAAATTAATGAAATGATAACACCGTTTATGACAAAAACAGGTGCTGTAAATTATTTTATTATTGAAAAGGACAATCACCGTTTTGAGGTTTTTATTGACTCTGATTACGCATTAAATAATAACGCCGCTGCTTTACTTGAAGATGCCCGAGGGTATGAGACAAAGATTAATTTTAGAGTTATCGGATATATTATTGGTAGTGATAAAAACCAAGAGCAACCTAAGATTGTACGCAGAGAAAATGCAGTTGAAGTTAAGA